ATATCGCCCATACGCAACGGAAACTGTGGTAGTGGTCACGAGATATAGCAAGAGGCGACAATCACGAACGACAGTGAACCATGACTCCGAATATGCGCGATATCTCTTGAGCCCGCATTGGCAAAAGTTCCGTTTAGCCGTGATGGTGTTCTCTCTCGGTCAATGTGCCCGATGCAAAGATGTGGCCGATCACGTTCATCATCTCCACTACCAAACGAAGGGAAGAGAACGGTTGTGTGATGTGGAGCCTCTTTGTGTCAAGTGTCACGATGACGAGCACAGGTTTCAGTTCAAGGTGATCCGATGAAAGCCACCAACCTCCTCCCCTCGCCTATCGCCACCCCCAAGCCCGAGCCGGAGCCCGAACCCAAGCCCGTGAAGGCCGCGCCACGGGCCGCCATCCCCGAGAGGGCTCCGTGGGTGGCCCCAGAGTGGGCGAAGCCCCTACGGGCATCCAAGCCCGTACCCGTGGGGTTCGCCCCTGGTCCCGAATACTGGCCGACACCGCCGGAGCGCACCCGAACCCGTGACGGCCGCATGGGCGTCGGCGCCACCGATGACCGCCGGCGCTGGAATCACTTCCTCGAGGCCTACCCGCAGGTGCTCCACAGCATCGTGGCGGCGCGGCTCACCGCCATGGAGGTGGGATCCCTCGTGGAGCGCGTGATCGCCGGCGAGATCGCCACGCGCTCCACGCTTCCCGAGGTGGCCGAGATCTGGCGGCACCTCGCCGGCGTGACTCCGAGCCGAGATCCGGCTCACGTGCGCCACCGGCGCGAGGTGCTCAATGTGCTGATCGGCCGCGTGGCGCTGGGCGTCTCGCGCCCCTACCTCGCGGAGCTCTGTGGCATGGGCTACGGCACCGTGGGCAAGGCGAAGGAGGCGACTCGATGACTACCGAGGAGGACATTCTCAGACTCATGGCCCAGGTCCGCCATCTCGAGGAGGCCAACGCCCACGAGACCGGCCGCGCCAATCAGCTCGCCGCGGATCTCGCCAGCACACAGGCGAATCTCAAATCGCTGCGTGCGTCGATCATCGCGGCGTGCTCGGGGACGAAGTGCCTCAACGCTCACGAGCTGCGGCAGCGGCTTGATAAGGCCGAGGACAACTTGGCAAGGTGCGAACATGCCCTGAGCCGTGCGAACAAGTACGGCAAGGAGGTCGATAAGAGCGCGAACATCCTCGCGGCTGAGGTGAAGGCGTGGAGAGCGTGGTACGAAGAAGAGAAGGAAGTCAACGTGACCGAGCCGCTTTTGTATCAGGCCGTGATCAACGCATGGGCCGCCACCGACGCGGCGAAGGCGATGGAGGAGAAATGTGGATCGTAAAACCCTCAACGTGCTCTCCCTGTGTTCCGGCTACGGGGGACTCGACCTCGGACTTGACCTCGCAACAGGCGGAGCGGCTCGCGTGGTCTGTCACGTTGAGCGGGAAGCTTTTGCGGCCGCAATCCTGGCGGCTCGCATGGAAGAGAAAACCGTGGCTCATGCGCCTGTCTGGAGTGATCTCCGAACCTTCGACGGTCGACCTTGGCGTGGAATCGTGGATTGCATCTCTGGCGGCTACCCGTGTCAACCGTTCAGCCTCGCCGGTAAGCGTCTTGGCGAACGTGATGAACGCCATCTATGGCCGGACATCTCTCGAATCATTGGCGATATTGAACCCGGCTTCGTGTTCTTCGAGAACGTCGCCGGACACCTCACTCTCGGCTTCGATGCTGTTCGCGCCGATCTTGAGCGCCTCGGCTTCCGAGTATCGGCTGGATTATTCTCGGCGGCGGAGGTTGGCGCAAGCCATCGTAGAGAGCGCTTATTCATCCTCGGCGTGGCCGACTCCAAACTGTCCGGCTCCTCACGACAACGAGGACACGGCCACGAGGGATTGCGGGAAGAATCAGCACGATCTGGTTCGGGCGGCGACATTGTGGCCGACCACAAGGATGACGGATTGCAAAAACTCAAGGGCAAGCAACAACGGGACATTTTTCGACAGGACGCTTCTGGATGCAGTGATTCAATGGCCGACGCCGCGGACGATCACGGGAGGAGCGGAATCCACGACGCGGAAGAAGGAGCTCGGGAGAATGGAGAGCGGCGGCGGAGACTTGCAAGCGATGACGCAAGAATGGCCGACGCCGGCGAGGATGGAAACCGGAGGCGAGGATCTAAGATCGACGTGGACGCCTGGCAAAAAGCCGGTGCGCGAGGATGGGAAGAACCTACAAACTGCGCTGACCACGTGCGCGCAGATATGGGGTCGAGACCATTCCCCCCAGGACCAAGCCAGCTCGACGAATGGCGGAAAATCCTCGCCACCAGACCCGACCTCGCGCCCGCGGTTGAATCCAATGTTTGCGGAGTGGCTCATGGGCTTGCCTCACGGTTGGACCGACTTCGCGCCATTGGAAACGGAGTGGTTCCTCTACAGGCGGCTTATGCGTTCGTCTCTCTCTGGGCTTGTGTCTCGGATGAAGGAGCCACGATAACGTGAGGCGCATGATGATCACGCAGGACGATCTCGACAAGGCCCGGCGCATCGCCTCGAGCTTCCAAGCCGCGAGCAAGGCCGCCACCGTGAGCGCCTACGTGGCCGCCATGGCCGTGGCCGAGAGATCCGTGGCCGAGGCCATCGCCCTCGCCCGCGAGCACGGACGGCTACGGGCGCAGATCTACGACCCGCGAGAAGGAGCCGACTGATGGGACACGCCGAGAACGCCATCACGCGCAGCATCATGGCGGCCATCGCCCTGCAGGGCGACCGCGCCAGCTTCGTGCGTGTGCAGGCCGGCGCCATCAAGCTCGGGAACCGCGTGATCAAGATGGCCGCGGCGGGCACGGCTGATCTCGTGGGCAGCTATCGCGGCCGCGCCGTGGCTCTCGAGGTCAAGACGGCGAAGGGCGTGCAGCGCGAGACTCAAGCCGCATGGGAAGCCAGATGGGCAGAAGCCGGCGGCGTCTACGCCGTGGTGAGATCCGCGGTCGATGTGCTCGAGCTCTTCGCGCGGCTCGACCAGGAGGCCCACGGTGGAATACATCCGCCAGGGATCTCGTGAGGCGCCATACGTTCCGCGCTCCGACGCCGACGTGAACGTGGCGGAGGGAAAACGCCGACATGCCCAACGCCGCCGAGAAGATCGCCAGCTCGCCAACCGATGCCTCCGCCTTGAGATCGGCCGGCGCGTGGCCGTGGTGTGGAAGCTCGCCGAGAGCTCCCGAAAGGTCCGGCTCGAGGGCGTGCTGATTCGCATATACCCGTGGGTTGACCCTACGGTGATCGTCGCCGTGGTGAAGCTCCACGACGGCCGCCGGCTCAAGATCGACGCCTCCCGCGTGATCTACGCCAAGGGCGCGAAATGATCCCCGCGTGGGTGTGGTTCGTGGTGAGCGAGCTCGTGGCCCTCGGCGCTGGCCTCCTGTGGTGGAGAGGCCGGCGTCGGGGGTAAACTGTTGGGCACATGAGCACCCATCGAAACCACCAACGGCTCTCTCTCCTCCTCGCCGCGGCGGGCGCCATCGTGCTCGCCGCCAACTTATCCGGGTGCAGGTGCCCCAAGGCGACAGGCAAGGCCCCCCAGCTCACCCAAGCCGCCGAGACCACCAAGGCCGCGGCCGTTGAGATCAAGACATCCGCCGAGGCCATCACGCAGGCCAACGCCGTGGTGGCCGCCAAGGCGCCCGACCTCGAGCCCCAGACCACCGCCATCTCCGCGCAGGTGGCCACGCTTCAAGCCACGAGTGGCAAGCTCGAGACCACCGCCACCGAGATCACGGCCGCGGCCACCGACTCCTCAGCCATGGCCGGAGAGCTCGACGCCGCCCGCAAGAAGATCGCCGAGCTCGAGGCGAGCCAGAATGGACTCCTCTCCCGCATCTTGACCCTCGGCGCCGTGGCCGGTCTCGGGCTCGCCGTGGTCGCCGGCGTGTGGCTCAGGTCGGCGTCGGGCTTCCTGACCGGCATCGCCATCTTCGGCGCGTGCATCGTCGGTCAGTGGCTCCTGGCCTACCGCGCCATCATCGGCATCTCCACGCTCGCCATCGCCGGCGTGTGGGTGGTGTGGGCGCTTCGTCGCGAACGCCTCGCTACCACGCAGGTGGTGAGCCTCGTGGAGAAGTTCAAGCCCGTCCTCGACCCCGACCAGTTCAAGCAGGTGGCCGACACAATCCAGAGCAAGGCCACGAAGCGAATCGTGAACGCCGCCCAGCGCGTGCTCGGAGTGAAGAAGCCATGACGACGAACGTGGACGTGAACAAGCCCGCCGGCATCAAGGCCACCCCCGCCCAGTGGATCGGCGGAAGCATCACCGCGGCCGGTCTCGTGATCGGCGGCTGGACGATGCTCAACGATGCCCGCAACATGGCCCAGAGCGCCCTCAGTCTCGCCGAGAAGGCCGTGGCGCAGACCACCGCCACGCAGGCCCAGCTCGAGGGGGCGCTGGTCCAGCTCTCCGCCAAGCTCGGACGGATTGAGGGCCTCCTCGAGGGGATGCGAGACGAGCGTGCCAAGGGCATAAAGTGAGAACATGAGCACAGCGCAAGGGGGCAAGGGGGGCGATGTGGACGAGCTCGTCGCCAAGGTGATCGACGGCACCCATACCAGGGCCAACGTCCGCGCCGTCATCGCCCAGCTCGAGGAGCACGGAGCGCGTGGCGTGCCGATTCCAGAGGATCTTGCCAAGGCCCTTCCCGACATCGCCGCGCGACTCATGGCTTCCAACTCCGAGCGAATCGTGGCCGCCGGCGCCAAGCTGGTCCTCGCGGCGTTGAAGCACAACCTCGAGCTCAACGTCCACGCCGACAAGATCGCCCGCCTCGACGCCGGTCAAGCGACGGAGCGGCGTGAGATCCAGCTCTACGGGCGCGAGGCCCCCATTGAGGCCGTGTGATGGCCTACACCCCATACGGCGGCGTGCTTGCGCTGTGGCATAGCAGGGCCTCGGAGGTGCTTCTTCCCGGCCCCGCCGGCACGGGCAAGACGCGCGGCGTGCTCGAGAAGGTCCACCTCTACCTCCTCAAGTACCCCAACACCCGTGCGCTGATATGCCGCAAGACGCGGGCCTCGATGACCGAGAGCGTGCTGGTCACCTTCGAATCCAAGGTGGTACGCGCCGGTTGCAATCTCGACAACCAGAGCCGGCGAACGCGCAGCGGCTACGACTACGACAACGGGAGCGTGCTCGTGGTCGGCGGGCTCGACAACCCAGACCGGATCATGAGCACGGAATACGACTTGATCGCCGTATTCGAAGCAACCGAAACGAGCGAGGACGATTGGGAGAAGTTGACCACCCGCCTTCGAAACTCGCGCGGCCCCTACCACCAGATTATCGCCGATTGCAACCCGGCCGCCCCCACCCATTGGCTCAAGCGCCGGGCCGACCGTGGAGCCATGGAGGTCCACGAGTGCCGGCACCGTGACAACCCCACCCTCTGGGACATGACCGCGCAAGAATGGACCACCGCGGGCCGCCGATACCTCGCCACCCTCGAGAGCCTCACCGGACACCGCCGAGCTCGCCTCCTCGATGGGCGATGGGCGGCCGCCGAGGGCTTGGTCTACCCCGAGTTCGACGCCACCATTCACGTGGTTCAGGAGATGCCCGCCGGCTGGGAATCATGGCCCAAGCTCCGCGCCATCGACTTCGGCTATGTTCACCCCTTCGTGTGCCAGTGGTGGGCGCTCGACAGCGATGGGCGAATGTACCTTTACCGCGAGATTTACCAGAGCCGGCGCACCGTGGCCGACCACGCCGAGGTGATCAATCGCCTCTCCATGGGCGAGGAGTACCTCGCCACGATCACCGATCACGACGCCGAGGACCGGGCCACGCTCCTAGCCGCCGGCATCTCGAGCACGGCGGCGCAGAAGGACCACCGCACCGGGCGCGACGCCATGCACAATCGCCTCGCCATCCAAGGCGACGGGCGGCCGCGCATGTTCTTCCTCGCCGGCGCCACGTTCGAGATGGACCAGGAGCTCTACGCCGCGAAGAAGCCCACGAGCACGGTGCAGGAGTTCGACGCCTACGTCTACCCCAAGGGGCAAGACGGGAAGGCCGACAAGGAGGAGCCCGTGAAGAGCAGCGACGACGGCCTCGACGCCGCGCGATACGCCGCCATGCACCTCGACGGAGCAAGCGCGGCGCGTGGCGCCTTCGTGGTGCGCGTGGCGGATGAGGCCGCCGGTATACTTCCCACGAAGCCAACGGCACCAACGCCGGCGGAGGCCGAGCCACGTTACTGGGCATGATCAACATGAGCGACACCAACACCACCAAGGCCGCGGACGGAATCGAGCTCGACTCACGCCAGATCTCGAGCGCGTGGGTGGGCGCGGGTCTCCTCCCCGGCGAGGCCGCGGGCTCGCGCTACCAGAACAACACGGGCCGCGACTACGACCTCGTGAGCCGCGGCGTGACGGGCACCGCGTGGCGAGCCGCGAGCATCAACGCCACGGTGGTGAGCCAGCAAACGCTCCGCCTCTTCCGCGTGACGGGCACGGGCACGGGCAAGGGCCGCAAGATCCGCGACCGCAAGAAACTGAAGTGGATCACCAACGAGTACCCGACCAAGGCGCTCGTGGGCAAGGCGGCGATGTACGCCTCGCGGGCCGGCGACGAGATTGAGGAGGTGATCAGCCACCCGGTGCTCGACCTCCTCCAGAACCCCGACCCCGTGTATACCGGCCCCCTCTGGATGTGGCTGATCGCGTTCTTCAAGGAGGTAGCCGGCCGCGCCTACCTCTACGTGGGCGAGCGTGGCGATAATGGGCCGGCATCGGCCTACATCCTTCCCAGCGAGTACGCGTGGCCCATGCTTTCGGACACGGGCCTGATCACCGGGTATTTCTACGGCCGCAACCGCGCAAGCCCCATGCGAATCGCCGCCGAGGAGGTGATCTACCTCCGCCAGCATGGAAGCCCGATTCACCCGGCCGGCGGCGTCTCATGGCTCTCCTCCGTGATTCCCGAGACCGACATGGAAGGCGCTGCGCTCCAGGCCGAGGCCGCGCGATGGATGAACGGCGGCATGCCGGGAATGGTGCTCAGGGCCTCGCCCAACACCACCGACAGCCAGATGAAGCAGATCTACAACCACCTCGCCCAGCAAACCCGCGGCGTCAACAAGGCCGGCGGCGTGCTCCTCCTGCGCGATACCGAGGTGGTTCAGTACGGGACCAAGCCCCACGAAATGCAGTACGTGGAGGGCATCACCACGACGGAGAAGCGGATCTACGACGCGGCCGGAATCCCCGAGCCCATCTACCGCCTCAACTCCGCGAACCTTGCCAGCGCGACCGTGGCGAACGCGCAATACATGCGGTACACCATCGCGCCTCGCCTCGCGGTGCTGGCGGCGGAGTTCACCGAGCTCCTCCTCCCTCACTTCGGCATCGAGCCGGGCACGATGTGGTTTTGCTTCGACAACCCCACGCAAGACGACCAGATCCAGATGGCGTCCGAGCTCCGCGCGGCGGAGATGCAGGGGCTGATCACGCCCAACGAATACAGGAAGGTGATGGACCTCGAGGCGCTCCCCGAGGAGGCCAACGCCCTCAGGTATCGCCAGACCGAGGCGCCGGCTCCGGCCGGCCTCGGGATCTTCGGCCCCGGCCCGATGCCCGCACCCGCCAAGGCCTCGGAGATGCCCAGCGAGGACATGGGCTCGATGGACGTGGAAGCGCCGGCGAGCGTGGACCAGGAGCCCGAGGCGCCCGCAAGCGTGGATCTCGAGCCGCCGGCGGAAGCGCCCGCGAGCGTGGACATGGAGCCCGAGGAGATGGCCAAGGGCGTGAAGGCGAGCGACAGCTACGCGCCGAACAAGGCCATGATGGCCGAAGCCGAGCGTGGTCTCGCGTGGCGGCGCGAGTACGGCCGCGGCGGGACCGAGGTGGGCGTGGCTCGAGCCCGTGACATCGCCAACGGCAAGAACCTCAGCGAGGAGACCGTGTATCGGATGGCGTCATATTTCGCCCGCCACGAGGTGGACAAGCAGGGCGAAGGCTGGAGCCCCGGCGAGAACGGCTATCCCTCGGCCGGCCGAATCGCGTGGGCTCTGTGGGGCGGCGATCCTGGCCGGAAGTGGTGCGATGGCATCATCACCAAGCTCGAGGCAGACACCTCCAAGACCTACACCCCAGCCCAGCGCAAGGCCGCGCCGTGGAGTTCACAACATGGCACCAAATCCGCCCAAGCCTCGCACGGAGCGCGAGGAGCTCGATCTGGATCTGGCGGAGATGGCGGCGGAGGCGCTCACCGAGATGAAGTATCCGGGCCTCACGCGAAGCATGCGGGAGCTCATCACGTGTGCGGCGTGGCTTGTGGTGTGGCACCAACGGCGAACCACCCCAAACTGAAAACGTGGAAGGCCAAGGGCGCGGCCACGATCTGGGACGAAGATACCGGCACGCCCGTAAACGCCGCCGGCGCCTATCGAACCTTCACCCGCAAGCTCACCGATTGGTATACGGGCGCGGTGCCCTCGATGATCAACGACGTGGGCGCGGTGCAGTCCCCGAGCAACGAGGCACTCGCGCAGCTCACCAAGATCTCCGAGGCCTTCGTGGAGGAGGTGCTCGCCGCCGGCGCCATGCAAGGGCTCGCGCGGCTCGGGCTTCCCGACTCCGAAACCTTCAACACGGGCAACGAGATCGCCATGGCCTACGTGCGGAATCGCGGCCTCGAGCTCGCCACGACGATCCCCGAAACCCTCAAGGGCCACGTGGCCGTGGCCATTGAGAAGCAGCTCGCCGCCGGCACCAGCGCGGCGGACCTGCGCGACGCGATCAAGGACGTGGCGCCCGACCTCACCGAATGGCAAGCCGTGCGCGTGGCTCGAACCGAGACCGCTACGGCCTTCTGTGAAGGCCAGCGCCAAGCGTGGGCCGAGCGCGGCGTCGAGAAAAAGCAGTGGCTCGTGGCCGGAGGCCCGTGCCCGATCTGTGACGCCATCGTGACCAAGTACCCCAACGAGATCCCCATCGGCGAAGCGTTCATGGTGGACGGCTTCATCGGCCAATCGCCGGCAGCTCACCCCAACTGCCGGTGCGACCTCGCGCCGGGCGTGGAATACGACAATGACTAAGACCCCCGAGCAGATCATCCAGACCATCCGGCGCTCCGCCATCGGACGGAAGATGTTGACCAGCCCCGACGCCCCCATCGGCGTGACCTCGGGCTATTGGACTCCCCTCAAGAAGGCCGGCGTGAAGGCCATGGAAGGGAAGCCCCTCGAGGTGGTGTGCTATGCCAACACCGCGGCCGTGGATCTCGAGCGCGAGGTGGTTCTCCCGAGCGGTCTCAACGTGACGGACTACCTCCTCACGAACCGAAACCTGTTCGTCGATCACAACTACGACGTGTGCAGCTCGGTCGCCGTGTGCCGGGACATGGCCATGGACTCGCGCGGCTGGCGATGCCGCGGCGCCTTCCACGACGATCTGACGAACCCGTACGTGAGGGCGTGCATGGCGCTCGCCAAGGCCGGCACCCTCGCCATGAGCATCGGATTCGAGGCCCTCGACTGGGGCGCACCCACGGCCGAGGAGCGCGTGGCCTTCCCCGGCGCCGAGAGCATTGTGCGCAAGGCCCGCGTACTCGAGGTGAGCTACACCGCGATGCCCATGAACGTGACGTGCCGCCAGCTCGCCGCGAATCTCGACGCGGCCGCGCTCAACGCGGAGAAGAGCCGGAAGGCTCTCGCGGATGCCCATATCTCAGACCGTGTGATGGGCGACCTCGGCGTGAAGCCGAAGCGCGTCATCATCGTGCGCTGAGCTCTGTGGTATACTGAGGGCGCATCCCCCTCACCTCGTGCGACGATGGCCCCCAGCCCCGCACGAGATTACAAGTGAATACGCCCGCGACCGCAGCGAGCGAGCATGGCGAGGCCGGCACGTGCCGCACCTCCCACCTCGAGGAGCCCGGCGTGAGATTCAACCCCAGCGCGGCACATGCCGCAAGGACAATCTCCCCATGCCCCTCACTCGCAAGACCCTGATCGACACGCTCCAGGCCAACGGCCTCACGGGCGACGTGACTCTCGAATCGTGCAAGGCCCACGTGGCCAAGCTCTCCAGCCATGGCGTCGATCTCCAGGACGACGCCGGCAACGCCATCGACGTGGATGCGATCTGGACCGCGAAGAGCGTGATCCGCGTGGCCGGCGAGGCCGACGCGGCCCGCGGCACGAAGAGCCCCCACGGCGCCATCGCCGAGGCCGGCGAGGATCGTCCGCAGCGCTTCTCCATCGGCAACAGCGCCCGCAAGGCCTACGCCGCCAAGGTCGCCCAGAAGAAGGCCGCGTTCGACGACGCCGACCACGCCGAAGTTTTCGGCGCGTGGGCTCGCTCGACCATCTTCCGCGGCGCTGACTACGCCCAGAAGAAGGCCGACCTCGACATCGTGGGCAAGGCTCAGGTGGACTTCAACAATCAGCTCGGCGGCGCCCTCGTGCCCATCGAGTTCATTCCGAACCTGATCTGGCTCACCGAGCAGTACGGCATCGCCCGCAAGCTGGCGAACGTGGTGCCCATGAGCCGCGACGTGGCCGCCTATCCCCGAAAGACGGGCATCAACTCGATGAGCCCCATCCTCGAGACGGGCACCATCACGGCCGCGGACAACAGCTACGGCAACGTGACTCTCGTGGCGAAGAAGTACGGCACGCTTTACCAGCTGTCGCGCGAGCTCCTCGCCGACGCCGCGGTGAACATTGCCGATGACATCGCTCGCAGCATCGCGGAAGCGCAGGCCATCGCCGAGGACAACGCCTATTTCCTCGGCGACGGTACTTCGACCTACGCCAATCAGATCGGCCTCGCCGGCGGTCTCTCGACCTCTTCGTCCTACATCGCGGCCACCGGCGCGTGGTCGGCCTTCACCAACGGAGACTTCAACAAGCTGATGGGCTCGGTTGAATACGTGAACCCCTCGCGCCTCGCCTTCGTGTGCAGCCGCCAGTTCTTCGCTCAGGTCATGATGCGCCTCGACAAGCAGACCTCGCAGTTCAAGGAGCTCAGCACGGGCAACCTCGGCGACGGCTTCGACGGCAACGCCTACTTCATGGGCTATCCGGTCTACTTCTCGCAGGTCATGCCCACGGCGACCGGCTCGAGCGGCACGAAGAGCGTTTACTTCGGCGACTTCACCGGCGCGTCCATGCTGGGCGACCGCAAGCAGCTCGAGATCATGAGCTCGGACCAGTATTATTTCAACACCGACTCCCTCGCCATCCGCGGCATCTCGCGCTTCTGTGTGGCCATCCACGGCGCGGGCCGCGGTGAGACCTACGGCGCGATCTGCGGCCTCAAGACCGCCTAAGCCAGCATCAGCACCCAAACGAAAGGAACAGCTCAATGAACATTCTCTTGAACGCGTACTACAAGGGCGGCACCTCGACCGGCGGCCCCCTGTCCATCTCGGCGGCCAACACCGGCACCGCCTTCGACACCTCCGTGCTCGGCGGCGTCGGTGAGGCCGTCTGTGTTGTCACCATCGGCGCCATCGCGGCCGATGCCACCGTGTTGAAGATCGCGGAATCCGATGACAACAGCACGTGGACCGACGTGAGCGGCGGCGGATTCAGCAGCACCGGCCTCCCGACCACCGCCAGCGGCGCCAACAAGCAGTGGCTCTTCCACGTCCGCACCGGCGGCGTTCGCAAGCGCTACCTTCGCGTGGCTTGCACCCCCGGCGGCACCACCCTCTTCGGCGCTGTGTGGATCGGCCTCCACGGCTCCACCGGCGTGAACGGCACCACCGAGACCCTGCGCAGCGTCGCGCAGAACGTCGGAGACGGTACCTATCTCGGCCGCATCGTGCTGTGATCGGCCTTGCCTTCCTCGCCTCGCTCAACGCCGGCCGCGAGCTAACCCCCTCGGCCGGATTTCAACCTCAGGAGATCTCGACCATGGCCGCACCCGTAGCTTGCAACGCTCAGACCATCGCCGGCGGGCCCAACGTGACCTTCGCCAGTCAGATGTTCGGCGCCTTCGTCAACGTCCACGGCGACGCCACCGCCACGGCCGAGAGCTCGGCCACGCTGCTCTCCCCGATCAGCTACTCCAATACCAACGTGTACCCCCTGATCATCGGTCAGGGCACGCTCATTCGCTTCATCGCCCGATTCGCTCGAACCACCACGGCCGTCGGTCTCGTGAGCCCGGTTATCCGCGTGTACGGCGCGGACCAGGTTCCCAACGCCACGACGGGCGCGTACCCCACCACGAGCACCAGCTACCCCACGGGGACGATCTTCTGGCGCCTCGACAACAGCTCATGGACGGCCACGGGCGTGACCCTCACCCTCGCGGCCGGCACCACGATCCAGAACGACGGCACCACCTACAGCTGGTCGGCGCTATCCTCGGACGCCGGGTATTCGCTCCGCGGAGCCAAAAGCGTCTTGGTGCTGGTCGAAACGGCGGGCGTGGTGAGCGCCGCCAGCGCGGTGCCGATCTACGCGCAGACCCTCAACGTCTAAGGAGCTCGGACCATGGCGGCGCCTCGAGCGTGTAACGCGCAGGTGATCGCCGGCGGCCCCGGCGTGGTATTTCCCTCGCAGCTCTTCGGGCAATGGAAAACCGTGATCTCCGACGCCGAGACCGGCGCGGAAGCCGCATCGGTTCTCCTCAATCCGGCGAGCTATACCGGCATCACCCGCCCCCTTATCGTCGGCGAGGGGAGCGTGATCCGGCTCATTCTCCAGTATTCGCTCTTCGTGCTCACGCCGGCCTCGCCGGCCATCCGCGTGTACGGGTGTGACCAGATTCCCAACGCAAGCGGCACGTACCCCACGGGTTCAATTTTCTGGCGGATCGACGCCTCGGGCTTCACGGCGTCCAGCTCGACCTTCACCGTGGATCTGACGAACGACCAGTACGATAACGCCGAGAACAAGTTTACCGTGCCCATGACCAACGCCGGAATGCCTCTACGTGGCGCGAAGAGCGTGCTGGTGCTGCTGGCCTCCTCGGGCGTCGGCGACGGCTTGGGCATGCCAATCCACGCGGAGATCTTCTAATGGCCAGTCTGATCACAATCGCCGAATACAAGACATGGGCTCGAATCCCGAGCTCGGACACGAGCCAGGACACGCTCCTGACCTTCCTCGCGGACGCCGTGAGTTTGGATATGCGGCGCTGGTGTGACCGCGACGAAACCAACGGATTCGAATCGGCCACGAGGACCGAGGTTTACAACGGCACGGATGAGGAGGCCATCCAGCTACGCGAGATCCCCGTGGCAAGCATCACGAGCGTGAGTGTGCTCTACGCCGATGGATCAAGCCAACTTCTCGACGCCAACAGCTACCGCGTGGACACGCGCACCGGCATTCTCTCGAGGATCGACGCCAGGCGCTCGCGCTACCCGGTGAGCTACTTCGGCAACGTGGACGCCATCTTCTCGGCAGAGCCCCGATTCCCCACGGGCTTCGACAACATCTCGGTGGTCTACGTGGCCGGCTACTCGCCAATACCCGCGGATATCAAGGTGGCTGCGCTCCGGCTCATGGACATGGCGTACGCCGCCGGCGGGCGCAACCCCAACCTCGCCTCGGAGAGCATCGGCGGGTACAGCTATTCGAATCAAGACCCAAAGGCCTATACGTCGATCAAGGCCGAGATCACCCGCCTCTACGGAACCTCGAGGATCTGACCCATGCCCGCCACGCCCTGGCATCTCCTCACCGCCACGATGGACATCTACGCCCAGACGTGGACCACCGACTCGGACGGCGTGCCGATCCATGGCGCCACGCCGGGAAGCCCGACCTACACCGTGAGATGCTTCATTGATCCGGGCTCGGCCGGCGACTCGCTCATGTACGGGCGCGACACCGCCACTCAAATGAGCCAGGTATACATGGCTCCTCGCGACATCACCGGCGCTACGTGGACCATAACGCAAAAGGACCGAGTGCAGATCAACGGCGTGAAGTGGCGCGTGGCCGGCAACCCGCGCAACGCCACCAACTTCGGCGTGCTCTACGTGATCACCATCGAGAGAGACCTCGACTGATGGCCAACCTCCACGCCAGCGATGTGATTATGAACGTGAACATGAGCCAGCTCCGTGCGCTCACGCTCGCGGCTTCCAACATCGGCGTAGGGCGCTCGTGCGATGTGCTCGTGAAGTTCATCAAGAACAGCATGAGGCGAACCAGCTGGCATAACCCCTCTCCGGCGGGCGGGCCTCCTGGCACGGTGACGGGCAACCTCCGCCAGAGCATCCAGAGCACGGAGCCAGAGAACGGTTACGCCAAGGTCTACACCAACTGGAAATACGCCGCCATCCAAGAGAACGGCGACATCATCCGTGCGCGGAACGTGAAGTACCTCACCATCCCCATGAACGTGCGCGCGGCGAAGCTCAGGGCCAACACGGCGAGCCTGCGCACCCTCAACCTTCACTTCACCAAGGGTCACCGGCCCGGTCTCGCCTTCCTCTGGGAGACGAGGGGCAAGGGCAAAAACTCGCGCTCTGAGCTCATGTTCATGTTAAAGCCCTCCGTGAGACTGCCGGCTCGGCCCTTCATGCGGCCCGCGGCGCAGAATCCCACGGTGATCGCCAACATGGGCCGCGCCTTCACCGCCGGCTTCGTGGCCACCATCCGCAAGGCCTTCCGAGCAAGGAGCACCAAGTGATCGTCTCAGCCATCCATCAAGCCATTCTCACGAGGATCAAGGCCGACACCGGCGCCGGCGGGCTATACGCCGGCTCGGCGTGGAACATCATCAGCGGGGCCTATTCCATCTTCGGCACGCCCTCGGCGATAACGTACCCCTATCTCATGTTCACGACGAGGATGGACCAAGACCACAGTCTCACCTCGGACGATTTCCGCGTGACCGCGACCTTTACGGTTTTCGATCAGATCCTGGACTACACCAGCTCCTCGGCCTTCTCGGGCCGCGTCTCGGCGGTGATGGATCGCCTCCACGGAAACGCCGTGCTTCAAGCTGGGCGCGTGCCCACGTACGGCTTCCACCGGCACCTATTGGTTTTGCCCACCAACGGATATACTGCCTCAGCCACCCAGTGTTTCGTGACCACCCAAGAACAGGCGATGACCGACGAGCACAGCATCGCCGCCACCATGCAGATGACCTTCCGCGTTAGCGCCCTCGCCTCCAACCCGTGAGCCCCAAACTATGGCCGCATACCCCATCACGTCTGAGACCGGAAACCTCACGAGCACCGCGGCGATCACCGCCGGAAACGATCTCTACTACCTCCTCACCACGGCGCTCAGGATCACTACCGACATCGCCACGATCAACATCGAGAGCGGCGATGTGGACATCACGCAGGCCAGCACGGGCGGCGTGAACATGATGGAGCGCATCCAAGGCCTGCGCACCGGCACCGTGGACTTCTCGGGAGTGTTCCCCAAGACCACGCCCCCCTTGGGCATCACGAGCTCGGTCACCTTCGCCAACGGCTACGTCCAGTTTATCAACGCTTGGAGCATCGACGTGACTTGGCCCGAGATCGACATCACCAGCACCGTGGGCGGCTCGGCCACGTGGCGGAAATGGATGCCCGGCGGAACCGGCACGTGGTCTGGTTCCTACACGTGCAAGGCCTCGAGCGGCGCCGGCCCCGCGCTTCCCAGCTCGGCGGCGACCGGCGCCTACGGCTCGGCCACCTTCGTCCTCGCGGACGTGGGCGCGAGCGATCCGACCCTCGCCGGCACCATCGGAATCCCGAGGCTCAGCCAGGTGGTGAAGATCGGCGACGCCAGCGTGATCACCTACTCATTCCAGGGCTCGGGCGATCTCACCCAGAGCAACGCCGGGCTCACGGCGGCCTCGGGCGCGATCACCAGGCCCAAGTGGGATCTGGCCGCGGCCGGCACCGCGGATAACACGTGCCTCCTGACCGTGTGCAACTCGCCCACGAGGACGTGGGCATTTCCGGCCTTCTGGAACAAGCTCAGCCTCTCGTGGAAGATGGACGACGTGATCCGCTTCTCTGGCACCCTCCGAATCGCCGACACCGCCACCGTGGTCTAAGGAGCCGCCGGCATGGCCGACCGCAACGCCATCGAGCTCAACATCGGCCTCCGCGCTGACGACTCTCAGCTGGCGGGCGATATCGCGCGGATCAAGGCGAAGGTCGATAAAACGCCCATGCCCGTGGGCGAGCCAGCGGCGGAAGCGACCAAGGCCACCGAGGAGGCCACCAAGAAGGTGGAGGAGCTCGGCGAGGAGACCAAGAAGGCCGGCGAGAAGGGCAAGGAGGCCTTCGGAGAGGGCGGGCTTGGCGGAGCCCTCCGAGACGCAAAGAAGAAGTTTGGCGAGCAGATCGAGGTAGTGCAGGGCCTGATCGGAAAGCTCGTGGCCGTGGGCGCGGTAGCTACCACCTTCTACAACATTGGCAAGATCATCGGCGACCAGATTGTCGATAAGCTCGAGAGCGCCAGCGAGAAAGCCGCCAACTTTCTGATCACGGTCAACAAGGCCGACGCGAAGAGCGCGGTGAAACAGATTTCGGATCAGGTCCAGAAGCTCAACGAGGAGATCGCCGACACCGACAGCAAAACGCAGCAGCTTCTCAAGACCTACGGCGTGACCGCGATTACGGGTGGTGTATCTCAGCTCTTTGTGAAGGACAGGCAGAAGCTCATCGACGAGCGGAAGAAGCTCCTCGAGGATCTCAAGGGACTCTCCAACCGAGTGGCCGGAGACAAGGACAAGGCGCAAGACGAAGCCGACGCCAAAGAAGAGGACAAGCGAAAGGCGCTTATCGAACGACTCGGCGACCTCAACGCCAAGGCCATCATCGACGGCATGGATGAAGAATCCAAAATCCAAGCCGAGGCGCAAGAAAAGATCGCGGACATCAAGAAGGCCTTCAACCTCCTCTCGGATCAAGATCGGATCGCGCAGGAGGCCACGACTCAACAGGCGATTGCCGCACTTCAAACTAAGGCCATCCAAGACATCCAAGCTCGACGCCAAGCCGCGACCGATGAAGCCGCGAAGAAGGCCGAAGAAGAGAGAAGCAAGGAAGAAGCTTGGCAAGACAAGATTCGCGAATGGAATGAGCAGCAAAACGAAGCCGACCGCAAGCGCGGAGAGATGGCCCAAAAAGTTCGCGATGACTGGATGAAGAGCCTCCAGGATATTCGGCAGGAGATCAACGCCACCTTCGGGCAGGAATCCGCCAACACGATCACCCAGTTTTCGCAGCAGCTTCAAGTGCAGACCATGCAAGCCGCCGGCAACATGAACCGCATATACACCGAGGGAGTGGGCTAAATGGCTCTCACAGCTTACGAGCTCGCGCTCGAGGCCCAGTATGGAACCGACCGAACCGGCAAGGAAACGGCCACGCGGCGCTTCGTCGTCTCGACCATCAACCCGGCGGCGGCGCTCGAGGCGGAGAACCTTCCTCAGCCCAATACCACACACCCGGATTTCCCGACTGTGCGCCTCGACCGATACTCGGTCTCCGTCGATGGCTCTGGCGTGTGCCGCGTGGATTGCATGTATTCGGTCGATGGGCGATTCATCGACGTGCGACGGCCGAATCGAGACAACCCAGCGTGGTATCACTGGGGATGGGCTCAGCGCAAGGTCCAGGTCGAGATCCCCATGGCCATTCGCTCCATGGTGCTCGCCACCTCGGGCGCGGGCACAGAGGTCGAAAAGAAGGTGTGGAAGATCGGCAAGAAGATCCTCAACGAGACGCGCGTGATCAGGCCCTTGCAGGTGCGCGTTCAGATCACCAACGTGCGGATCTTCGACGTGATCGCAGCGCAGACCGACAAGCTCCACTTGATGCCGGATGGAGGTTACTACCACTTCGAAGGCGCGACCGTGAGCCAAGTAGATGACGCCGGAAACTACGACATTTCATATTCATGGGAGCGCGACACCGGAACGAGATGGCTTCCTCCTCCCAGAGATCCGCAGACCGTGAGGTATTGCCGTCTTTTCGTTTACAACAACGGAGCCCCATTCGAGCAGACAGATATCCGGCGAATCCCCTACACCGTTTTCGCCGCGTGGCAAGACGGCAACCCCGAGACCGACGTGCCCAAGTGCCTTCTCGAGGATCTCTACGACACCGAAGAAGATGGGTGGCGGCTTCTCCCCGGCGCCTCGAGGATCATCTGATGGCGGACCCGCGCGTCATCATCGGCCGCATCGTGAGCGTGGAGGGCAACACGCCAGGACCGGCCACGTTCATTTCCTACACCATCGCCGTCCACGATCCCAACGTGGAGGGCATATTCCGGCTCGAGCAGCAGCGGCCGATCCAGAGATGGCCCGACACCATCGACACCGTGGCGCTCCCCGTGGGAATGCTTGTGATGGGCGCCATCGAGGCCAACGTGGTGAGGTGGCATTTCATGGAGATGCCGGCCTTCAAGGATTGCGCGGCGGCGAACCCCAACGGGCTCACGGCTCGCCGGCTCAAGGATTCTGGCATCGGACCTGGCCTCATTCCCATCGTGCCGCCAGTGGCTGGCGGAGGAACCATCGGCGGCGGTCAATCGGCGCCGGTGCCTGGACCAGATTCAGCAGGAGCTACAGACTGATGGCCACGCGCATCGACATCCTCGCACCCGTGGGCGCGCCGACCTCGACGTGGAATCCCGCCACCATGCTCTCGAGCATCGGCTCGGGCTTGGTGTACGACGTGACCGGCTACGCCCGAATCGTCGCCCAGCTCGACACGCCCGTGGATTCGGCGCTCGCTGGCACCGTGACCCTCCAGTGCTCGCTCAACGGGCAGTTTTGGTACGACATCCCCAGCGGCGCGGTGAGCTACACCACCTCCGGCGTGACTCAGGCCGTGGGCGTCGAGGGTCTGCGCTTCGTCCGATACCAGGTGACCACCACCAGCGGCGCCGTGGAGCTCGACCTCACCGTGACGGGGATCATGGATGTCTAAAAAGGTCCAAGTACCTACCGGCCGACTCGGCGAGACCACTCAGTGGCTCGGCGTGATCGCGCTTCCAACGAGCTCCACGGGTACCGTCACGAGCGTGGCGGCCACCGTGCCCTCGGGCCTCCTGACCGTGACGGGTACGCCGATCACGAGCTCGGGCACCCTCGCGCTCGACCTCGCCACCCAATCGGCCAACAAGGTGCTCGCCGGCCCGACCTCGGGCTCGGCCGCGGCGCCGACCTTCCGAGCCATGGTGGCCGCGGATCTTCCTCCCTACGTGATGAGCCACCTCCGGCGGCGTGCGGCTTCGCATCCGGCACGCGGCGGCACGGGCCGCACCGTGGTGGGCGCGACGGGCGGCACGCCTACGGGCACCGTGGGCAATACGGCGGACTCGGCGACGGGCTCGTTTCAACCTTGGACCAGCGCGGGCACCTCGGGCAGCATCGCCGGCGGCGCGATCCTGGCCAGCGGCGCGACGGGCTCGGACCTCCGCCTCGACAATCTCCCCATCGCGGTTTATCGATTCCAGACCGATAGCAGCATTGCGAACGTGCGATATCTGATCGGCCTGACCAACGGCTCACTCGGGACAAGCGACACGCCCAACACGGCCCAGGTGCTACTCCTCAGGTATTCGACCTCGGCGAGCGATGCCGGATGGGTGGTTTACTCCGCGGACGGCACCAACGGCACCACCTCCGCGAGCGTGGGCAGCATCGCCGTGAGCACGGCCTATACGCTCATGTTCCGCGCGGTGAGCAGCTCGAGCGTGGAGGTGTGGCTCGGAACCACCGAGGCCAATCTCGCGCTCGTGGCCACGGTGACCTCAACCCTTCCGGCGGCCACCACCTCGCTCTTCTCGATCCTTCAAATGACCACGCTCGCAGCCGCGGCGCGAATCATGTATTTCGGCCACTATGACCAGAGCTCAATCTGATACACTGATCACGAACCCCTCGAGAGAACCAACCCATGCCCGTGAATGAAATCCTGAACAACGGCGCCACCTCCTTGGCCGCGGCCAACTGGCTCACCTTCGCTGGCGCGGCGGGTGGCGGCCTCGTCAATAACGCCACCCTGTGGATTCAGCAGGGCACGCAGACCGTGACGGCGGGCCTCTCGCCCTCGCTCAGCCTCGGCCTCACCTCGCTCGACATCACGCCGGGGTTCTCGGGCACCATCGGCGGCGCCACGGGCTCGCTCGCGGCCGAGACCGATAACACGGTTTTCTCGCAGATCACGCAGCTCCCCCGCGTTCGCTATGAAGCCTCGGGTGGTGCGCTCTACTACACGCCTCAGGGCGCCGGCGGCGCTTCCGATACGTGCCACTATTTCCAGGTCAACGGCGGCGGCTCGGCCTACCTCACCGGCACGGGCACCGTGCGCCGCCTCGAGCTCACCGCGGGCCGCGTGTATGTGAGCCAGAACGTCGGCAGCGTGGCCAACTATCGGTGGGTTTTCTCGGGCGGCTCCGTTACCATCGACGTGAATACCACGACCGACCTCCACGCCATCACGGTGCTGGGCGGCCAGCACGTGATCAAGCGCGGCATCGCCGGCACCACGGTAACGGCGGGCTCGAGGACCGAGGGACTCGTGATGGGAGGCGGCGCGGTGACCCTCGACGCGGGCTCCAACGTATTCGCCGATATCCGCCTGATGGGCGGCACGCTGACCGTGCTCAATGCCGGCAACCCCGACGCCTCCACGGCGGGCATCACCAACATCATCGCCACCGGCGGCACGCTCGACCTGTCCAAGCTGCAGCGGCCTATGACGGTGACCCTGATGGAGGACGGCCCGGGATGCACGATCATTACCTCCAAGTATCTGACCATCACGACCCGCAACCCCATCGGCCGCGGATCTGACGGCCTCAACTAATCATGCCGGCCATCATCGCCACCGACCGCGCGCTCGGAGTGGTGAACCGCCAGCTCGTGACCGATGCCGGCGGTGCGCCGTGCTGCTGTGGTGGCTCAGGGTGCTGCGCTCTCAACCTTCCCTGTCAGCCCTTCGGAATCCAGACGTGCGTGGGGAATCGCCTCACGCGGGCGACATGCCCGAGCGTGACTAGCTATCGGTTCGTGATCTCGACCGAGTACCGCCTGGATCTCACTCGGCGCTATCAGATCAGCAGGCCGCCCACGAGATTCGGAGAGCCCCCGCGAATCACCGTGATAGTCCGGCGTGTCCAGATCGCCTTCACCGCCAGCTATTCGAAGTGCTATGTGCCTGGTGACACTCTCGAGCCCATGCTCGGAGATCCGGCCACGATCACCGGCGTGCAGCTCGAGAGCGTGACCGAGAACGGCGCCAGCGCCTTCGAATACTTCGCCGGCGGAGATGTGCAGGGCTCGAGCACCGAGGCCTTCGAGATCCTAAACCAATCGGGCACCACCTACGGGCCGAGCTATGTGGACGCCTTCGCCCAGCTCTTCGGCGCTGTGCCGGCCAGTCCGCGCGTGCGATTCGGCTTCGACCCTTTGCCGATGGATTCGGCGCTGATCGCCATCACGGGCGGCGAGGGCGCGACGTGCTCGAGCTCCTTCGCCTACCCCAACCTCGGAAACTCAGGGCGATGGGCCTTCGATGACCAGTGCGCCGGCGGCTCGCTCGAGTTCGCCTCAAGCCAATCCTTCGTGAATGGCCCGACCTCGCGGACCATGGAGACCGCGTACCGAACCACGTGGAGGCGCGAATACTGCCCGTGCGGCCCCGGCGGCGGCTCGACGCCCCAGGGGCGCGGGGGCGGATGCGTCGGGTGCGGCGACGCCTCGAGTCTCGAGGTGATCGGGTGAGCGCGTGGGCGGCCATCGCCGGCGCGGCTCGGTGGCTCACGTGCTCGCCGGCGGAGCCCGTGGAGGCCTCCAGACGGGCCGCGGTTTGCGAGGGGTGCCCGAGCCGGGTACTCGTGCGCGTCCGCGGCGTGGGGCTTCTGGCTGGCTTCTGTGGCCACCCCATGACCGAGACCACCACGACGTGCGGGTGCCTGGTTCAGTGGGGCCTCCAGCTCGACCAGCTCGAGCCAGCGGGAAAATCGACCTGCGCCGGCGAGAAATGCCCACAAGGGCGCTGGTAACCCCCCTACTTGTGGGGTCCGAATAACAGAATCTTGCACAATCTGGCACGTATACGCGCTTCATGGCTTGAAACGTGGCGATGAACGGGTATACTCATCCTGTCGGCCACGTGTGTGGCCGCGAATCGAACCCTCAGCAGGAGCAACCCATGAACGAAGTGACCAAGACCGACTACATGATCGTCACCGCCAAGTGGCACCGCACCTTCAAGATCTATCGGATTCCAGCCACGATCTACGACGAGACCACCGACTGGCACAGCATGAATGGGCACGATTGGAGTGATGACGAAGGCGGCGAGATCACCAGCGACCTTTTCAACTACGTGGCGATCCGATTCGAGGGTGGTCCTCTCGACGGCAAGATTCACGAATGATTCTCTCAAGCCCAGCACCGGCTAACGCCGATGCAAGGGCATTACCCCCGGCAACGTGCCGGAGATCATTTCGGAACCCCAGCAGGAGCAACCCATGAGCCAGATCAAGAGCATCACCGGCCGCCCGCGAGTTCGCAAGCCTGACATTCACACCATTGCCGTAAGGGAGGCTTACGAAGATGGCCTTGCCGCGTGGGCCTTGGCCAATGGATTCATCTGCCCTGACGGCACGCCCATGGTTTACTCGGCGTCACAGCGCCGGCTCGTCCAGCGTGCTCGTGAACGTGCTCAGAAGAGCGTTTCCTAACCCCTCACCTCAGCAGGAGCAACCCATGAACCTCGACGATATCAACGCCAACCTCAATGACGCCCTCCTCCGCCGCGACGAAGCCCGCGATACCTTCGCCCGCGCCCTGTTCCACCGCGATGCCGACAAGCCGGCGGCATGGGCTCGGATGCCCCAGGTGAGGGCCGAGCTCGACGCCGCGGAACGTGCCTACGCCATGGCCTACACCGCTCGCATCGAGGCCCTCAGCGTGATGGGCCGCCGGTACTGATCACCGCCAACCAAGGAGACACACCCATGAACCAGTTCTACCTCATCAACCAGCTCGTGAACGATCACCTCACCGCCAAGCCCGCCGGCGTCGGCGGCGTCGAGGCCAAGCCCCTCACGCTCGCCGAGGAGCCCATGACCACCGGCGAGGAGCGCGAGATCCAGAAGGCCGCCCTTGAGGGCCTCACCCGCAACCTCGAGCGCTCCGTGGCCATCATCGCGCTGTGTCGCGCCGTGGACCGCCTCATCTCGGCCGGCCACACCGAGGCCGCGGCGTGGCTCTTCGACCAGCGCGACAACATCGCCCGCAGCATGTGATCACCGCGGCGTGGGGGAGACCTCTCGCCGCGATTTAGGGCCGACTCGCGGCGTGTGCCGCGACGGCTCGAGACCCGCAGATAGGGAGAACAGCGTGAGCAAAACCAAGAACCAGCTCGACTTCAAGCACCAGCACCGCCTCAACGTGTGGGCGGATTCGAACCGCGAGAAGTTCCGCAACGCGACGCGCGAGGAGATCGCCGACATGGCGAGCGAGGCCCTCGGCTTCACGATCACCAGGAACAACATCATCGGCGTGATCCGCGTGCTCGAGATCGACACCGAGAAGGAGAAGCCTCTCCAGCCCGAGCTCTTCGTGGCTCAGAATCTCGCCGCCCTCACCGAGCGCGTGGAGCAGCTCGAGCAGGAGCTCCACAAGCTCCGAACCCTCGAGGCAAGGGTGCGCGACTTCACGAGCAGCATGGCCAACACGGTGCAGGAGCTCACCAAGCGCGTGAACGAAAACGAGATCATCGTGGAGCGCACCGCGGCCCGCGTGCTCAGGAGGTCCAACTGATGAATGCCACCATCTACCGCGACATGCCCGAGGCCGAATACCGCGCCATCCGCGCCGTCAACGCCTCGAGCCTCAAGGCCGGCGCCGTGAGCATGGCGCACATGAAGCTCGCCATGGCCGGCGACTCGACCACCTCGGCGGCCAAGGAGCTCGGCTCCCTCGCCCACCTCGCCATTCTCGAGCCCGCCCGATTCGACCAGGTGCGCGTGGCTCCCGACTTCGGAGACCAGCGCACCAAGGCCGGCAAGGAGGCCAAGGCCGCGTGGCTCTCGGGCCTCGAGCCCGGCGCCCGCATCGCCGACATCGACGACCACAACGCCGCCAAGGCCATGGCCGCGGCGTGCTACGCCCATGAGGATCTCGCCCTCGCTCTCCGTCATCCGGACGGCCAGAACGAGGTGGTAATCACGTGGACCGACCGTACCACGGGCTTAGCTTGCAAGGCCCGCATCGACCGCCTCATCCTCGGGCGGATGATCCTCGACGTGAAAACCGCCCGCAGCGCGACGGCCTTTGGATTCTCGCGGGCCGTCGCCGCCTACGGGTATCACTTGCAAGCCGCGTGGTACTCGCGTGCCGTCGAGGAGCTCACCCGAGAGGAGACGCCGCCCTTTGGCTTCGCCGTGGTCGAGAGCTCGGCGCCCTTCGGCGCGGCGTGCTACGTGCTCGATCCGGCCGACATCGACGCCGCGGACCAGCAAAACTCGCGGATTCTCGCCCAGTGGGCGAAGGCCGTCGAGACGGGTACCTACTCTTCGATTCAACCGGATGGCCGCATGAGCACCATCCGCCTTCCCTCATGGCTGAACGGCGAATCCAATGTGGATCTCGCCGGCGAGGCCTAAACCCCAGCAGGAGCAACCCAAGTGAGCGACACCATCGATATCGACGCCATCATGACCAAGGCCGCACCCAACCGGCCCGAGCCCATCAAGACCGCCCCGCAGGCCGTGGAGGTGCGCCGCGTGGACGTGCCGATCTCGGCCCGCGGTCTCGAGGCCACGAACCTCGAGGGCCTCAAGGCCGTGGCCAACATGTATCTCCTCGGCCACGTCTTGCCGGCGAACATCTTCACCGACTGCCCCGGCGATCACACGGCCCGCCTCGCCCGCGTGTGCTGCGTGATCGAGAAGGGGATCAGCCTGGGCCTCGCGCCCAGCGAATCCCTTCACCAGATCAGCTACATCAACGGCCGACTCACCGCGTGGGGCGACGCACTCGTGGCGTGCGCCAAGCGGCACCCCCAATGCCGCGGCATCACCACCCAGCTCGTGGGCGAGGGCGACAAGCGCGCCGCCATCGTCACCGCCTACCGCGAGGGTTCGCCCGAGGTGGTGGTGAAGTTCTCGGTGGAGGACGCCAAGCGCGCCGGCCTGTGGGGCAAGCGTGGCCCGTGGGCCGCGTACCCCGACCGCATGCTCCAACAGCGCGCTCGCGGCTTCGCCATCCGTGACCAGTTCCCCGACGCCCTTATGGGCCTCATCACCACGGAGGAGGCCATGGACTACGACATGACCGAGGGCACCACCGCGAAGATCGAGGCGAAGCAAAGCGCGGCCGACGCCGCCCGCGCGAAGCTCGCCCAGTAAACTGACAGCACAAGGAGACCCCCATGATCCAAGACTTCCTGATCGTTCTCAATCAAACCCGCGTCTACCACTGGCAAACCCCCAGCCACGCCGAGCACAAGGCGCTCGGCGAGCTCTACGCCACGCTTGACGACCTCGTGGACGACTTCATCGAGGCCCACAGCGGATTCGCCGGCAGCGTGGAGCGCGCCTCCGGAAGCTTCGACGCCTCCGCGATCAACTACGAATCCAGCGAGGCGCTCATGGGCTTCCTGGACTACGTGGTGAAGTTCCTCACCGTGAACCTCATGGAGCAGATTCAACCGGTGCAGACCGACCTCCTCAACGTGCGCGATGACATGCTCCGCGCCGTGAACCGCGCCAAGTACCTCATCGGCAAGAAGTGACACCCATAGGCGCAGGTGGTAAGGGCTACGACATCGGGCCCGAAACAGCGCCAGACCCCCAACCAAGCGCCGCTAATCCACGGCGCGGGTTGCTCCCCGCCGGCAGGTGGTGAGGTCGATGTGCTGGGCGCCAGCTCGGAGACGAGCTCCGCGCCCATTCGCTCGAGGCCAGCGTGGCCCGAGTTCGCACCTTAGTGGAGACTAACCGTGTCTCAGAATCTTCCCTTCGTGGGCGGCAGCGCCGCCCTTCCCATTCCCGAGCCCATCAAGTTCCTCGCCAAGAAGGACACCAAGGGCGAGACCGTGGTGGCATGGTCGCCCGAGCTCGCCGTCTACGTGATGGAGCACCACAACAAGCACAAGGAGCAGCGCAACCTCAACCTCAACGACTCGGCCAAGCTGGGCCGCGTGATGAAGGCCGGCGAGTGGCGCGAGGAGCACCGGGCCACGTGGATCGTTTTCGACCGAAACGGGAACCTGATCAACGGGCAGCACACCCTCGACGCCATCAGCAAGGGTAAGCACACGCTTCGAATCCGCACCGCGTGGGGAGATCCGGCCGAAGATATCGCCCTGTACGACAACTTCCGCCCCAGGAGCGTGGCGTACCTCGTGGGCGTGCGCGGCCACAACTTCACCACGCTCCGCGCGGCATTCTCTCGGCTCCGCCTAGTCATCGACAAGGGCCTCCTCATGGCGAAGGTGGACCCGACCGACGTGGAGACCCTTACCAAGGGCGACAAGCTCGCCAATACGATCCTCGAGCGCGTCGGCGCGGCGTCCAAGCCCCTTCGCCAAGCTGGATTCCCGCCGGCGCTCACGGCCTACGCCGCGTGGCGAATCGCCAAGGTGCACGGCGTTGAGAAAACGTGGGCCTTCTTCGACAGCATGATGAAGGGCGCAAACCTCGCCGAGGACGATCAGCGCCTCCAGCTCATCCGGCAGTTCCGAGCCAGCGGCTTCCAAAATCAGACCGACCGAAACCGCGGCATCGCCCTGATCATCACCGCCTGGAATCTCCACCACGAGAAGAGCCGCGCCAAGCTCCGCGTGAAGAACATCGGCGGCATTCCCAACGTGAACCCCTAAGGAGCAGCTCATGAGCGACGACGAAATGAACCGTGACGAAGCCGCCACCCGCGCGGCGATGAACGTGGAGAGGGCCTATACCGCCGGCTGGAGGGCCTACCGCGACGGCGGGCTCCGACCCCCGGCATCGGACCCCATGGCCCTGCGCGGCTACCTTGAGGCCAAGCACGCCGCCGAGCTCGTGGGCCGCGAGATCCAGTGGAGCGCCGGCGAAACGTGGGTGGTGGGCTTCCCCAATCCCGAGACCCAGCGGGCGGAGGTGCCCAAGTGAGCGAGACCAAACCCGAGCCCATGCTGTTGACGGTGGCCGAGGTGGCCGAGCTCCTTTCCATCAGCCCGCGGAGCGTGTGGCGGCTGATCAAGCTGGGCAAGCTCGCCAGCGTGAAGCCCCTCGACTCCACGCGGGTGAGGAGGTCCGACCTCGAGGCCTTCGTTGCCAGCCTCGAGCCCGTGCGCCCAGCGTGATCGCGGCCTATTGTTCGGTGCTTACCCGGACGGCGAAATGACCCCAGATACCACCAATCCAGCGCAACATCCCCCCGCCTTGCCGCATGGTCACACGCCAGCGGGTAAGCCAGGGCGTGGGGGTGTCGCGCATGGAGATCAGACATGGCCAGCGATTGGATAAAGTGGGTGAAGGGCCTCACGCGACGGGCCGAGGTTGTCCGCATGGCGTGCGGACATCCGTCCGCATCGAACGTGGACCGCCGGCGGATCGCCGTGGCGTGCATGGAGTTCTGGGAATGGGCGGATGATGAGACAAGCGACGGCCAGCTCGTGGGCGTCGGCGCGGCCTTCATCGACGATCTCGTGGGCCTTCCCGGCTTCTACGCCGGCATGGTAACCGTGGGATGGATCATCGAAAACTCACCTAACTCCATCATGCTGGCCAACTTCGACCGGCACAACGGCAGCACCGCCAAGCGTCGGGCAAAGGATGTGGAATACAAGCGTGAGGGGCGTTCGTCCGCATCTCGCGCGGACACACGTCCGCATCCGGCGCGGACAGATTGCGGACCAGAGAAGAGAAGAGAAGAGGAGAGGAGAGAAGAGGAACCTGCTCCTGAAACCGCCTCTCCAAAAATTGCGCCTACCTGCCCTAGCGCGGAGGAGCGAAATCAGATCAGGCAGGGCTTGATTCGGCTTGGCATTGAATCAGGAGCAGCTCAGCAGGTCTCACTCCACCCCCTCCTCACCGTGGCCATGGTCACCAGCAACATGGCGAGCGTCAAGAAATCCCCCGGCGTGAAATCTCACGCGGCCGTTCTGCTCACGCGGCTTCGTCGTGAGCTGGAGATCGCGGAATGAACACCGACGAATACATGCACGGGCTGTGGAATGGGCCGAATCGCCCTCAGTGGGCAAAGCCATATCGCCCATACGCAACGGAAACTGTGGTAGTGGTCACGAGATATAGCAAGAGGCGACAATCACGAACGACAGTGAACCATGACTCCGAATATGCGCGATATCTCTTGAGCCCGCATTGGCA